GCGTCGTCCATGCCGAGCCTGGCGGGTCGGTGATCGTGGAGAAGATGCCGCCACTGGCACCAACTGCCACGAAGGCGTTGCTCGCGCGAGCGATCCAGCACACGCCGAACAGGTCGTTCGCCGTCGGCGCAACCTGGCCCGAGCGCTTCCACCGGATGTCGCCGGAGAACGTCTGCGTTTGCAGGTAGGCCGTGAAGCCATCGTCACCCACCGCGAAGAACACGCGCTGCCCGCTGACGCCGCCGCCCGAATGGGCAACCGCCCGCACGTTGACGCTCGGACGCGGCATGTCTGCGCGCATGGTCCAATCGCCGTTGCGCGGATCGCCCGGCCGGAACGCCTCGTTGATGATGAGGCTGTGTTTGTTCTGACTGGTCAGCGACACATCCGAGGTCATGCCGTAGGGCAGAACGTTGTAGTCGAGCGCCAGCGTGGCACCGGAGCCGAAAAGCCATTCGGACGCGCCCTGCACCACGTTGTATTTGAAGGTGACGTTGGCGGCAGGATTGCCCGAATTCACGAACAGACGCGCCTGCGAGCTTTCACCGCCCAGGTTGTCGAAGCAGATCTTCGCGCCCTGGATCAGCAGCGTGCCGGTGTTCGTCACGCGGGCGAATGCGCTGTTCGTCAGGTAAAACTTGCCGCCCCGCACCTCGTAGGTCTGTCCAGCTGCGGGCACGTCGATCAGCGAGACTGCTCCGTTCAGACCGTAGTGTTCACAGTCGATCATCAGGAACGACACGCACGCCGCGCCCGGCATCCAGCTGGGTGCTTGTCCGTCGTCGTTGTACGCCTTGCAGCGTTCTGCCACCATCTGGTCGCACTCGTTGCCGCTGAACAGCCCGCCCACGTTGATGCACTCGGAATCCTCATATCGGATGCGGCGGTAGTTGCCCCCGCCGTCCGTGTGCGAGTAGAAGCCGATGGCCGTTCCCTGGATCGCTTTGCAGCGACGCACCGTAACGTCCAGCCCGTAGGTCGTGCTGTAGAACACGAACATGGTCGAGTCGCCCGCAAGCCCAGCCGCTGACGGCTCGTTCTTGTAGGCAATGCAGTCCTCGACCAGTCCGGAAGTGATGAATGCGTTGTGCTTTGCGCCGTCCTCAAAAAGACAGCCTTTTACGAAGCAGCCTGCGCCCGTAGCCAAACTACCGTTCGGGTTGGAGTTGCGGCGCAGGTGAATGTCGCGCACCGTACTCTCGTTGCCGACCGTCAGCGCATAGTCCCGCGAGGTGACTTCGTAGGTCTTGCCGTTGGTGATCGGATTGCCAGAATCCGGCAGGCTCACGTACACATCCCAAGTCACGGACGGCACGGAGAAGTCATCCCGCGCCTTCGTGACGCCTGCAACCTGCACGGTAAAGCTGCCAGGGTTCGCCTGCACCAGGGCGATGCTGGTGCGGCGCGTGAGCAGAACATCGTTCTCGTAGATGCGTGGGCTGTATCCCGAGCGGGTGACGGAGAACTTGTAGACGACGCCAGAGTGCAGCGTGAAGCTGGCGTTGAGAACGAGGTCCGAGGCGTCGAGAATGGGCATCGCGCCACTCCCGCCGTAGGCTTGCACGGTCGTTCCGTTGCCTGGGGCCAGGTACTCGCGCCACTTTGAGCCGCGCTTAAGGTTGATGACGACGCCCTGCCCCAGCGTCTCTTGCGACACGCGGGCGATGGTCAGGAACGGGGTATCTCGCGTGAGGCCGTTGTTGCTGTCGCTGCCCGCGTTCGCGTCAACGAAGTATTGGCGAACGGCATTGAGGACCAGCTTGAGCACGTACACGCCGCCCTCTTTGCGGTAGCGCGTGCGAAAGCCGAACATGGACTCGTCCACGAACACTTCCACGATGGCGAGGTTCGCGAGCCCTGCGAGAGCAGCGTTGGCCTCGGCCTTGGTGCCGTAGAAGTTCACGGCGCCGGAGCCTTCCGCTGCAGCTTCGGCTGCGGCGGCGGCAACGGCAGATAGATCGGCGGAGAGATCGGCAGCCGCCGCACTTGCGGCCGAGGCGGTCTGACTCGCAAGAGCGGAACTTGCCGCAGCAGGCGCGGCTTGGATTGCGGCGATCTGCTCCGCCGCAGTGTTCACACTGGCGATGCTGCCTGCAACAGTCGCAATATCCCCAAGCGCCGCAGCGACAGCGATAAAGTCCACATTCGCCAGCACCGCTTCAGCCGCTTCGGCCGCATCTTCCGCTGTCTGCGCGTACCCGGCCATGCTCGCAGAGATACCGGCATAGTCGAGCGTGATCGTGGTTGTTACTTCGACGTTGTTTGTTCCAGCAGCAGGTGCGGCTGCGAACGTGAGCACCGCCCCGGCCAGGCTGTATGTGTTCTTCTGCTGATAGACGCCGCTGACGAACACCGCAGTATCGTTCTCGGTGGTCGGCGTTACAGATAGGGTGAATGCCGTCTGTGCGCCCGTTCCCGAGAATCTGTCAACGGTGGTTGAAGCTACCGTTGGCGTCGTTCCTGTTCCAAGGACGTTATCGACGGTGTACTGCGTGACGCCTGCGGAGTTCTTGACAACGAACTTGTAGGTCAGAGCAGGGTCGAGCCACATCAAGCATTCGCCACGGCTGTCCAGTTCAATCGGATTCTGATTGGCTGTCGCTTGGCCTCGGTCTTGCCAAGTCGTAGTCCTGGTGGTCGTGCCCGCCAGATAAACATCAACAGTGCCAGCGGCCAAGGGAACGCCCGTGGCGCTGGTGAACTGAATCTTCGGGCTAACCGGGGCTACGCCTGCCATAAGGGCTCCTGAAATAAGAAAACCCGCCGAAGCGGGTCTGTGTCTAAAATGGTCGGATGTCTTGGCTACTAGCCGTCATCCTTCGGCCTATCGCCGCGCTGATCCTGTTCGGGCTAATCCTTCTGCCTGCGCGAATCGCGGTTCAGAAGTGGGTGCCGCCTGGCAAGTTCAAGCGTTGGTTACTGACCGACCTGAAGCGCCCCAGCGGTGCCGACCGGGGCTAGCAGCATCTGAGCTAGGCGGTTCTCCAGGACTTTCTGCGCGGCTTGGGTGAAAGGAACCTGATTCGTCTGCTGGAGTGCCCGCGCTTGAACCGGGCTGGACAGAAGCGCGTTACGGGCCAGAGGACGCGCAGCCAGCATCGCAGCAGCAAGAGGGTTCCCCGTTGCCATTCCGGTCGTTCCAGCAACAGCGAAGTCCAGCGGGCTAACCGCTTTGGGCGCTTCCTTCAGTGCTTGCGTTGCCTTCGGGAATGCCTGCCCAACTTCAGCGATGGTCCGCAGTTCGCCCGACAGCGGTTTGCCCTTTTCTAGTTGCTTGGCGAGCGCCTGCGCCGAGACGTTGCCGGTCTGACCGTTCAATCCCTTTTGCACGCTGTAGGTCTTGGCGATGAGTGTCCGAGCGTCCCGGAAGGCTTTGACAGCCTCTGCGTTCCCCGATGCGGTCAGATGCCGGTCAAGCATGTCCTCGATGGCATCCGCCGCCTTTTTGCTCGCCTTCCCTAGCGCGTTATCACCCTGGCGGTAAGCCTTGTCTGCCGTCTCGCGCAAAACCTGCGTTGCGCTGATGGCGTCTCCGGCATCGAATGCGGGCTGCTTGAGCTTTGCGACAAGATCCACCACCCCGTTCTCGCCCAATCCAGGGAACGAACGTGCCGCGCCCTGCTGGGTGGAGGCGATGTCGTCCAGCGTCTTGAAGAAGGCCGCATCCGATTGAACGACGCCCGCCCCACGGATCGGCGCGTAGCCCTGCTCCGCTGCCTTCTGCCGCACGGCTTGCAGTACATCGGCGGTCAATTCATCGCCTGCCTGAAGCCCGATCGCCTGGCGGGCGAGCTTATCCGTTACTTGCTGGTTGCGCTGACTGGCAACTTGCGCCGTCTTGATCTTCCCGGACAGACCCGATACCGCCTCCGACAGAATGCCGGGCTGCAAGTCCGCAGGAGGGATGACATAGCCCTGTGCGCTGGCGTTGCGGGCGGCGGTGAACTTCTGCGCGTCGGCGGTCTGCTGCTTGGCCGCGTTTTCTACCCGCCCCCGGAGTGCTGGCGGCAGCTTGTTCGCCAAGTGCTGACCAGCGACACCACCAGCCGCGCCGAGGCCGGTATTGACTGCCGTTTCCTTGCCGCTCACCGTGGGCCGCACGAAGCCAGCTACGCCGCCGATCATCCCAGCCCCGGCGAGCGTGTTAGCCGCAGGATTGGCGGCAGTCGGCGCGAGCATCAGCGCGTTGCCAATGATGTTGCCCGTCATGCCGCCGCCAGTGTTCATTAGAGGAGCATCGAGCTTGCGCGTCTCCTTCTCGGTCGCTACAGCATCAGCGACAGCTTGCTTAGACGTCTGCCCGGCAACCTTAGACGCCAGAGCACCGATGCCCTGCATCAGCGGCATCGTTGACGGGGCGTTGGCGAACATCTCTGCCGAGCGTTGAGAGATGCCGCGCCCGGTGTCCTTGATCGCCTTACCAATGCCAGCCAAGATGTTGTCACCTGTACTGCCGGTCGGATCGGCTTTCACCGGCTCCGGTTTCGGCGTCGGCTTGTAGTTCTGCTGCGCGTAGGCTAGAACTTCCGCCTCGCTAGCGGCGTCGGGTGCCGTCACCTCATACGTCCCGCCATCGGGGCCGGTTATGCGGTACTTCGCCATCTACTGCACCTTCTGGATAGACCAGCCACCAGCGGCAGGAGCAGCGGGCTTCTTCGGGGCATTGCCGCCACGGGTTCCGGCCTCCATGTCGCCAAGGTAGGTCTTGAACGCCTTGAGCTTGGAAGTGATCTGATCGGCGTTATCCGTCTCGGCAGGCAGGAACGACCGCAGGCGGGCCAGTTCTTGCGCACTCTGCGCCGCACCGGCACGTTCGTTGATCACTTTGGAAACGTTGTTGAAGACGTAGGAGCGCGCCTGGCGTTCTGCGTCACTGTCCCTGCGTCCGGCCAAGGATTCAGGGATGCCACCAGCCAGCGTTGCCGCGCCGCGCAAGAAGGTGAACGCGGTCGGGGTTTCGGCCACGGCAGACAGTGCGCCGTCAATGATGGAGTTCTGCTGGCGGATGCCGGTCAGTTCCTTATTGACGTTCTCCGACAGCTTGCCAGGCAGCGGCTTGCCATTCATGGTCGCGGCGGGGCGAGCAAGGCCAGTGCCCTTGTCCACCAACATGACGCCTTCGGCAGTTTCGACAACTTGCGTCCGTGCGGCATTGCGCTGGATGTCGTTGCCTTCACGCGAACGTGCATCCGTCATATCCTGTCCACGCCGCGCCGTAGACGCCGAGACATCCTGCCCGCGAATCTGGATGCCCTCGGTCGCCTTGTTGTGACGCCCGGTTTCCTCAAACTTCTTCACATCCAGGTCGTAGCCCTTAGCCTTCCAAGCCTGCTCCATCTGCTGCTGCACCGTCAGCGTGGCTGTACGCAGTTGATCCACGGCGGCCGGATCGTAGCTCTCCAGAGGAAGCGGAATGCCAAATTGCGCGGCCAGCGCTTTGGCTCGGGAAAACGTCGCCTCGTCCTTGATCGACCCGATAAGTTGACCGGCAAACTGAAACTCATCGCGTTTGGCCTGCATCTGCGCCTTCTCGGCTGCGGCCTTCTGGTTTGCGACTTTGCCGGTGTGCTCTTCAAGCTTCATGGATTCGTCCAAGAAACCGTTTTGACGAAGCGCGGCAGCATCCGGGTTCGTTGCGAGGATGTCGCGCAGCTTGTTCTGGCGAGCAACACCAGAGCGGTACTCGTCGGCCTTCAGGCGGTTCATGTCCGACTGATCGGCCATGGACGACATCTCCATCAGCTTGGCAAGGGAGTTCAGCGGACTCTGACGCTGCGTGGCCTGTGCCAGTTGGAGCGGCTGGACGCCCAGCGGGATGCGAGAATCAATCATCAAATCCCCCGGCTCGCGAACCAACGGTTCATCAGTGAATTTTCCTGTGCACGGTCTTGGTTTGCCGAGTACATGCTCGCACCCTGAGACAGTGCATTGCCCCATGCATTCGCCTTGCCAACCGTGCCAGCGGCTTGGGCGTTTCCGCCCTGAGTCTTGAGGTCGCCAATCGTGTTAGCGGCAGTCTGCCCGGCTCCCATCAGGGATTGCAACGGGTTAAGTTTTGACGCACGGCTTGTCTGGAATCTATTGAATGCGTTGTTGTATTCCTGCGAGGCAAGGCCGCTGTTATAGGACATGGCATCCTTCAGGTACTTGCCAGACCCAAACGTGCCGTTAGCGGAAGCCGCGCGTTGCAACGCCCGCTCACCTTCGGAGCGGCGGAACTCAAGACCAGGATCTGCCTGGTAGTCAGCCATTGAGAACGACTTTTGAGCGCTGCCGTAGTCCGCAGATTGCGGATTGCCGCCGATGCCGTTCAATTCAAGCAGACGGTTGAGCGCAGCCATGCCGCCCTGACGGAACGGCTCCTGCAATGCCGCCGCTTCCCGCGTTGCCTGAAGCTGCGCATCGGATGCTTTATCCGCAGCTTTGGCCCCCACAGCGCCGCCAACGAGCTGCGCAGCCGGCCCGATCAATGAACTCCAGTCAAGCCCGCCAGATCCGCTGCCGCCTGGCGCTAGAGTGCTCACCAGCGTTTTCCATAAGGAGTTACCTCCAGCGCCAGCAGCGCCCGTCCCCGCCGTCATACCAGCCGCACCACCTGCGCTACCCAGCCCGCCAGCTCCGAGGGCTGCAAAGGCTTCCGGAGACATGCCCATTGCCGCCGCCATCGCCGCAGGACTCGCCGTGCCAGCCAAGCCAGCGTAAGCGGCCAGAGCTTCTGCGCCCACCGGAGCACCGAAGCCCAGCCCAGCGCCTGCCGCCATTTCAGCCGCGCCCATGCCTGCACCAGCAGCGCCCGCGCCCATCGTCGCAGTCCCGCCCGCACCGGCAGCACCTGCACCGGCACCAGCGCCACCAAGCCCCATTGCAGCAGCACCGCCGCCCAGGGCAAGTCCGGCCAGGATCAGCTTTTCCTGCCAATCCATCGCGTAGGGATTCTCAAGCTCCCACGATTCGGTTACGTTGCCCGATGCGTCGTGCAGGTTGCCCATCTGCCCTTGCGCCCAAGGCGCGTCCGGCGCAGAAACATACTGATCGCCACCACCCGTATAGGTGGAGGTGCCATCAGAGTTCATCTGCGTAGTCGCCGCAGACCTGTAGCGCTGCCCGTCCTTGACGACCTGCTGCCCGCCATCCCAGCCCGAAGCGCTCGGCTGCATGGCGTTGAACTGCGCCATGACATCGTTCCAGAATCCACCTTCCATGACGGCTCCTTAGGTGTTCTCGCGTCCGCTGATGCGGATCACGATGGCCGTTGCAGTCCCGGCAAGCGTGCTGATGAAGTCACCGGCGTTCAGCACTTGACCGACCATCTCCGGGAAGGTGTAGGTTTCCCCGGCTGCAAGGCTCTTTTCCTTGACGATGGTTTCGTCAGTGCTCGCGGTGCCACCGGAAGCAATCACCTTGACCGTGATCGTTGCCGCGCTGGCGGTCACGTTGGTTGCGGTGAACTTGTCAACGATGGTCCGAACCCCGGAGCCTGCCGTGTATTGGGTCGTCTCGCTGTTCTCGGCGTACTTCGCCTCCAGCAAGCATTTAGCTGTCACTGCCATTGGTCGGCCCCTGTTGTAGATCGTTGATTTGCGTGGTCAGGACTGCGACTCGTTCGCGCAGTTCGTTAACCTCGGATTGCAGTTGCTCCACGACGAAGGAGGAGGCAGGCGGGAACATCGCCAAGGCGTCGAGCGCCTTGTTGTTCTCATGCCGGAATTCCTCTAGCCCGCTGTCCTCGTCGTCGGAGATTTGCAGCTCGGTAATCGAGATGGACGTTGCCCCGCCAACCCGTTGCAGCAGCACCGTGAAGATGTCGAGCGCTTCCTTGGTGAGCTTGCCTTCCGGGTTGACGAAGCGGACATGCGGCGGAAAGACAAGCGCGGCCATCAGTCGCCCTTGACGATGCGAGCAGATGCGCCGAAAAGAGCGAACTTGCAGGGATCGGTCATGGACACTTCCCACACCCGATCCCGACCCGAGCCCGTAGGCCCGAACTTCACCCGCGAGCCGTACTGACCCTGCGCCCCGATGCTCTTTTGCTTGTAGTTGCTCCATGTACGCCCGCCGTCATTGGAGTAGCGCAGCATCACTTGCGGGTCGCTGCCCTGCCCTGTCGCAGTACCAACACCCGTTTCCATGTCGAGCGTCAGCGATTCAAAGGTGATCTTCGCGCCGTCCTCGCTGAAGGTCTGCGCCCGGCGAAGCCTCAGGATGGGGTCTTCGTTGTCCGTGTAGACATCCATCTCCAGGGAATAGACCTTGCCGCTCTCCCAATCGCCCACAAGGTGTTTCGTCCCGTTGAACGCGCAGCACACAGACCGATGCCGGTTCTCGGTGTTGTCCGCAGGATCACGCCACACCCACTCAAACCACTGCCGGGTGGCAGCGTCATAGAACCAGGTTGCGTTAGCCGTGGGAAAGGTCAGCACGTAGAAGGCGTGCCCCTGCATCTGATAGGTGTAGGCGTAGGCGTCGGCAATCGTGCTGTAGCCTGCAATCGCCGTCTCTAGCGCGTGGTTGCTGATGCGAACCGAGGAATACCCCTCAGCGCGAAAGACGATGCCCTGCCCGTTCTTGCTGGAGCCAAGCCAGTACACCGTGTTGTCAATCGCGGCAACAGTCCAAGCGGACGCACAGCCTTGCTCGACAAAGGCATTTCCAGACCGCTGGAAAAGCTGGTCAGAGTCTCCGGTGTTGACCCACACCTCCGCAGACTCAGCGCCGAACAGCCACAATTCCCGCCGATCAGAGATGCAAGCCTTGGTCACATCAGGCGAGCCCTCGGCAGAAGCGAAGTCCAGCCCGTTCCATCCTGCCCCGGTGTTCGGAACCTCGTTCCAGTAAATCTTCGCGCTGTTGTCGCCCGTGACGATGAAATAGCCGTCCTGGCAAGTCGCTTGTGTCACCCCGTTGGGGAAGTCCACATCCACGATCTGCGCGAGCGATGCGCCCGTGGCAAGCCAACCGGCAACACCGTCAACAATCAGAACCTCAGTACCGTTCGTGGCAAGCCCGACACGGCCCGTCGAGGTGCCGATTGCCCCAAGGTCGCTTACCGTGTAGTCAGTGGCGAGGCGGTAGACATGGCTTCCAGCGACGAAGTACCAATAGCCACTGGAGGCGATACAGCCGCGATTGGCCCCACTAGCCAGGGTTGCCCTCAGCGTGAGGCCAGGCGTGCCATACAGGGCCACAGGGTCAGCCGGGTTTGCCTCGTTGAACTCCAGATAGCAGTTCACCGTCCGTTGAGCGCTCGCGTTCAGGCTGCGAGCCTCGTAGGATGGGCCGACGAAGGGGATCTTCACTCGTCCACCGTGATGTAGATGGGGGACACTTCAGCCGACCATTGCAGCATCAGTCCGCGCTTGAGCGCTGCACGCGCAGCCAGTTCGGGACGCTTCGCCGCAGGAGCGAAAATCGGGCTGATCTCATCGGCCAGCCAGTGCATCAGCGCGTTCAGGCACGCTTGCTGGACACCAGGCGTTGCAGCCGTGGAGGCATCCGCGACGATGGCCTGATACGTCAGGCGCAGAACCGGGTCTTGCGTGGGCACCGGCCACAGGTAGACCGCGTTGCTGGCTCCCACATGGAAAGACTCGGGATAGGTGCCCGTCTGCGCCGTCTGGAGTGCGTCATAGGCAGGCTTTGCAAGCTGCTGAAGCTCCACCAGGTTGCCGCTTGCATCCGTGTACTTGAGCACAGGGACGCCAAAATAGTCGGTCGGAAAGCTCACCACGCTCGGCGTGCCGCTCGACCACGTAACTGCAACAGTCGCACTGGACACCTGCGGCCACGACAGGCCGTGCAAGGGAAGCTCTTTCAGAAGTCCGTCCAGCGCCCGCATACACGTAGCCGTGTCGTCAGCGGAGACAGCTTCTCCCGGGTCTTTGTACCCGCAAAGCTCCAGAGCACCCGCAATCATTTCCGATGCGGTGAGGGTCCAGGCGACAGCCACGGTCAGACCTGCTCGCCCAGCGAATAGCTGAACATCGGGATGGTCACGGCCTTGCGCTTGCCGTTGCTGTCCTCGACCACCGTATGAATCACGGCATCGCGCAGCACCGTCAGAAAGTTCTCGTCAATCTCCGTCTCGACGTTGCGCTTGTAGAGATTCAGCTTGTAGTTATGGGCAATCTCCACATCGCCGCCTTCACCGTGGAAGGTGATCTTGAAGCGCTTGAGCGCCTTTTTCGCGGGCTTGTCTGCGGGCTTCTCGGCCTTCACTTCCGGCTTGTCCATCACTTCGCTCATGTGCTCTCCAAAAGAAAAAGCCCCGAGGAGTTAACCCCGGGGCCTTGGTTGCAGTAACCAGCTACTTAGGCAGTAGCCAGCGTCTCGATGCGCAGCATCCAGGCTTGGTTCAGGATCTGCGTGGTGGTCGTGGCCTTCCAGCCAACGGTAGAACGCTGCTCCAGCGGGTCAGCCGTACCGGCAGAACCCAACGCCTTGACGTATGTGTTCATCGCCTCACCGGACAGCGGGCAGACACCGTAGGCTTCGGCAGCGAAGATCAGCGTGGCGTAGACATCGTTCTTGCCCGAGCCGCTGGTCTTGAAGCCGGCAGTCGTGACAGTCGTGATGTCGGCAAAGATCTTCGCGTTCGTGGAGGCCACAAAGCGAATGTTCTTGTACGCGCCAATCTCGTCTTCCATCACGCCCATCTGCGACGGGTAGTCGCTGACAGGCTTGAAGCCGGTGATGCTCTCCAGGTCGTATTCAACGTCCGGGTGAACAATGCCAACGAACGCCTTGCGGATCGCGCCAGTGCCCACGCCGTCAGACGGCGGGATGCCTTCCTTCATGAATTTGGCGTTCTGGTTCTTAAGGAACCGGATGGCTTTGTCCAGGTCGGCGGCAGCGATCTTGGTGATGACGCCCGCACGGGTCGAAGCCGAGCCGGCATAGGCCACGTTCGTACCAGCCACCAACACATCACGGCGGATCTGGTCGATGGTCGTACCGGCTTGGTCGCCCAGCACATCGGTTGCCTCGGTCACGACTGCATCCTGATTGGTCATGGAAACCATGTCCGACAGGGTGATGAAGTCACCGTACTGCGCCAGGGTGGCGGTTGCGTCCGTAACCGCCAAGCTGGAGCCGGAGGGGGTCGCGCCTTCGGTCAGGGCCGTGGTCGCAGCGGCGAGCTGCGAATAGCGGCGGAACTTGATCTGATTGCCCGAACGCTTGCTGATCGGACGTTTCTGACCGAAACGGCCATGAACGTCAGCAGGTTGCGCACGCGACAGCAGATTGCGGTCGTAGAACGCTTGTACGCCGGGGGCGACTTGGGAAAGGGTGGTCGTTGCCATGATTGATTCCTATCGGGTCATAGACCCTTGACGCGACGGACCTCTTTTGCGAAGTCTGCATCGCTCATTTTCTGGATGCGCTGAACCTCCGCGAGCTGGACATCGACCGGGGCCATAACTCCCGCTCCTGCGCCTGCACTCGGTACGCTCATCGCCGACTTTTGAGCCTGCCTCGCAGCTTCGGCAGCGAATCGCTTACCTACTTGCCGCTCGGTGAAGGCCAGTTTTTCCTCAGTGATTTCGCGGATAGCTACCAGCGGGTCTTCCCACGCCGGGGTTCGCTTGGCAAGAAGTGCCTTCACCAGCTCGTCGTCGTCCGGCAGCGTGAAGATGCCAGGGTGCGCTTGCTCGATGATCTGCGCCCACTGCGATTGACGGTCTACCGCCTGCTGCTGTGGGGCCGGGTCTTGCGCTACGTAGCGGATCGCGTCGGCCAATTCCGGATTCGCATCCAAAATAGCTGGCTTCTGCGCCTCACGCTCTCGCGCCTCTCGTTCTCGCCTCAGTTGGGCGGCTTCCTGAGCCATCCGAGTCGCGTAAGCCTGGT